AGATGACAAGATTAACAGTAGACTCAAGTTTGCACTTGCAGTTCTACACATCATTAAAGATAAAAAGGAAGAAAGATGAACATCACAAATTTCGTAAAGAAACCCCAACTACTTGAAATAGCCATTGACGATGCAGACATCGTTGAAAACTATGGCGAGGCTGTTAAATTCTGGATGAAGGATCACATTGATCTTGACACCTACTTTGATTTCTACAGATATCAAAAGGAATCTAGCAGCGATCAATTAATGGCAACAATCCGTAAAATTATTCTCAAAGAAGATGGCAGCAAAGCCATTTCCGATGATGAAGTGTTGCCACTAGATCTTACACTGGCAGTTTTAGTGAGGATCAATGACAACCTGGGAAAGTCCGGGACCAAGAAGTCAGTGAAGGAAGCTGGGACACATCAAAACTAATAACAATCGGAACGCTGGCAAGACACTATCGCAAACTACCTAGTGAGATAGTAGAACATGCCACAACATTCGATGTCATGGTTATGGATGTGATGACTACTTGGGAAAATTATTGTAAAGATCCTCAAAATGAAAACAATTACAAAACTGAAGATCTTGAAGAACTGGTAAAAAGGACAAAAGGATGAGTATATATCTAAGGTTGCAGCAGATCAAAAAAGAGATCACTGCTGAAGCCATGGCTAAGGAAGGGTTTAATCACTTTCGAAAGATTACTCCATTTAAGACAGGCAACGCTAAACGCAATACCTTTCTTAACAAGGACACAATTGAAGCCACTTATCCTTATGCCCGAAGACTAGATGAAGGTTATAGCCCCCAGGCTCGAGACGGTATGACAAAGCCCACTGAAGAATATATTCAAGAGTGGGTAAAGAAACAAAGTAAAGGATAACGGTTATGGCAACCATAGAACAGTTCTTATTAAGATTTAAGGTAGAAGGACAAGCTGCTATTGACAAAGCTACTAAGGGCATTGAAAATCTCAGCAATGAAGTCGCTCAATTTGGTGCCAGCACTGGTCCGTTAAACAATGCACTAACTGGCATCTTCAGCAAATTAGGTCCTATTGGCTTGGCTGCTGGGGCCGCTGGCGGAGCGTTTGCAGCATTGGGACTACAGGCAGTCAATCTTGCTGCCAGCATCAGCGACATCGCAGGTGCAACTGGTATTGCGGAAGGAACACTGTTAAACTTTAGAACCAGTGTAATTGAAGCTGGCGGTAAAGCTGATGATTTTGGTCAAATTGCTGCTAAGTTAAATCAGAATGTGCAAGATGCTGCTGGTGGTAATGAAAAACTGCAACAAAGTTTTAGAACATTAGGAGTATTTGTCACTGATGCTGGCGGAGCAGTTCGCAGTACTGAGGCAATACTTCGCGATATAACTAAACAGTTTCAAGCAGGCAATCTCAGCGGTGAAAGATATGCTGCCGCAGTGGATATTTTAGGTAAGAACATTACTAAACTTGATCTTACTAAACTACAAGCCATTGCTGATCCTGTTAAAGATGCTGAGATTCAAAAGTTAGACAAATACGCCGAAGCTATTGATCGTGTGCGTGATGGTCTTGAAAGAAAATTATTAAGTTTCTTTGGACAACTTGCACTTGATATTGATACTGCTTATGAAAAAGCAGATAGGATTGAAAAGAAACTTGAAGATATAGGACAAAAGAGTTATCTTGGTCCAGGTCTTCGTGGATTCATGAGTAGTTTATTAGGCATTGAACCGAGAACTCCATTAATTACACGACAAGAGACTGAAGAAGAAAGAATGAGTCGCCTAATGGCACCTGCTGCTGGTGTTTCAAGAGGAAGAACACAAGAAGCCATTGATCGTGCTGCAACTGCACCAGGTGGATTCGGAGCAGCAGATCCAGAACGTCTAAAGCGTGAAGCAGAACAACGTCGAAAAGAAGCTGAGCGTGCTGCTGATGCACTGGCTAAAGAAATGCAGACTATCAATGATATGACTGCTGGTTATCGTCGTGCAAGTCAAGCCAACATGGATCGTTATACCATGCAGGTTGAATTATTAGGTAAGAGTGAATATGAACAAGAATTGATCAAAGGCACAGCAGAAATTGAAAAGAAGTATGGTGATCAAATCGCCGCATTAGAAGCGAAAAAAGCCACAGCCAAAAAAGAAACACTTGTATTGATTCAACAATCTATTGATGAACTTGAAGGATTAAAGACCAGCGAACAAGATATCTTTGAGATAACAAGAAAACAAAATTTTGAATATCAACAACAAGAAGATACATTAAAAAGAATTGTCTCTGAAATTGATCGTCAAATCTCAAGTCAATCACAGTTGGGTGATATTCTGCGTGGAATAAACGACCAGCGTGTAAATTTAGATTTTGAACAAGGTTTAGCAGGATTAAATCCATTAGAAAAACAAATTGCCAAAATTCAAGAAAATGCTCGTAAAGCAGCATTAGAAGCAGGTCGTGCATTCTCTGAATCATTTGCCGGTGAAGATGGATTAACACCGGAGCGTGCCCAAGAACTTGCAGATGGACTTACAGCAATTGCAAATGGTTATAAAAACATTGCACAAAAACAAATTGAAGTGGTTGTGGGTGTTGATCCATTAAAGGAATCATTTGAAGACTTCAAGAACAATGCAATGGACACTGGAAAACAGATAGCTGACAGTTTCGAAAACTTTACCGGCGGTATGGAAGATGCATTTGTTAAATTTGCACAAACTGGCAAGTTAAGTTTCAAAGACTTAGCCAACAGTATCATCGCTGACCTAATCCGTATCGCAGTTCGCCGTGCCATTGTGGCTGCTATTGGTGGACCGTTAGGCAGCTTGTTCGGTATGGCCAACGGTGGTCCAGTGCAGGGTGCAACACCTATCATAGTAGGCGAACGTGGTCCTGAAATGTTTGTGCCACAATCAGCAGGTAAGATAATCAGCAACTCAGCATTGAAGGGCAGTGGACAAAACTCAAGCAGTATGGGTGGCGGACAGACAGTGGTCAACTATAACATACAGGCAGTAGATGCCAGCAGTTTCCGTAGCTTGGTTGCTAAGGATCCAAGTTTCATCTATGCTGTGACAGAACAGGGCCGTAGAAGCCAACCAACTAGGAGCAGATAATGTCATTACAGACAATTATAGACAAGGCACAAGTTATTGAGATCGACCGCCGTCGTGTTGTGGGTCAAACAATCAGCCGTAGCCAACGTATTAAGACAGCAGAGCGTGCCAGTGCTCAGCCGTGGAAGTTTACAGTGACACCACCAGCTTACCTTAAATGGGCAGACAGTCGTGATCTGATTGAAGTCATTGACGGTGGTGACCGTGTTGAAGAATACACAATCAAACTTAGCAATACAACTAACATGAATTACATTACTGCATATCAAGGGGGCTTAAGCACCGCTAACTTAGCAGCAATGACAATCCACGCAGTGGGCACAGATACATTCACGTTGACTACCTTGCCAATAGTGACTAGCAGCACAGTGATATTTGCCAAGGGTGATTACATTCAACCAGAGAATAGTCGTTATCCTTACACAGTGGCAGAAACTTGCACACGAGGTTCTAGTACTACTACTAATGTTTCACTGCACAGAAATGTCATAACCAGTGAAGGTGTTAACCTAGTAGGTCAAGGACTTGATGTTGCCAACAGTTGCACTTGGCGAGTAGTTGTCAGTGGATTACCAACTTATCAACTGACGCCTATGCAACTTGTTCAATACACAGGCAACTTCGAACTGATTGAGAGAATCGTATGACCACAAGTATCCCAGCGTTATCAAATCCAGACATTAAACACTGTCTGTTGATTGACATAACCATTAACACTACTACCTACTATATCAGCAACGCCTATAGTCCTGTTGTCTATAACGGCAACACCTATTCGCAGCTGGGCAACTTTATGGGCATGAGTGAAATGCAGGATGACCTAAAGATAACCAACAATCAGATTGCTATTCAGTTGAGTGGATTGCCACCAGATGATGGTAGTCCTAACTATATGAGCATTGTGTTGAACAGCAATATCAAAGGTGGCAAGATACAGATCTATCGTGCATTCTTTGATCCCACTACAGGCAACTATGATGCCACACAGGTATATCTACGCTTTAGTGGCTACATCAGCAATTATAATCTAAGTGAAAACTGGGATCAGGACAACAAGTTAACCAGCAACACTGTTGGTATTCAATGTTCAAGTATTCACGCCATTATGGAAAAGAAGTACACTGGACGCAGAACTAATGACGCTGATCAACAGTTTTGGTATCCGGGTGACACAGGAATGTATCGTGTGAAGGCATTGGCAGACAGTCAATTTGACTTCGGCAAACCTTACTCAGCTCCGGCACCGACAGGCGGATCAACACCAGTGTTTAACAGTGGAGACGGCGCATGATCAAGCAGGCACATACACTTATGGATGCAAGACATATGATCAAGTTGATGCAGCGTTTCCTCACTGACACCAGTTATAATCAAGCATTAGACGCCAGCAGAGATGTTGAGCACCTGGGCAAGTTAGCATTCACATTCCTACAAAATGGTTATGTGTGGTTGGCATTTGATGATGAAGAACCAGTGGGAATACTAATTGCCATTAAAGAACCCAACATGTGGAATCCTAAGATAACTCAACTGCGTGAATTGATTTGGTATGTGGTTCCCGAAAAAAGAAAATCAACAATAGGCGGTAGATTGTTCAAGCAATACTGCCTAAAAGGTGATGAACTCAAACAGCAGGGTAAGATCAATGTTTATTTTACCAGTATGATGACATCAACTGAAGCCTGTGATCTAGAGCGTCGTGGCTTTAGATGCACAGAACGAACTTATATTAAGGAATAATTATGGCTGTCTTTACTATTGCGGCAAGCTACATTGTTACAGCAGTCGTAGGAATCGGCGGTGCTGCGGTATTGGGCGCAGCAGGTGTTGCATTCGTTACTTCAGTTGTGGCAGTGGGATTGGCTTTGGCCACTTCAAGACTGTTGGGTCTAACTGGAGGTGCTGGTGGAACAGCACAGGATCCAGGTGTGCGTATTCAGTTCCCACCCGCAACTAACAACAAAATACCTGTAGTCTATGGCACAGTCAATACCAAGGGCACAGTGACTGATGCTCGTATATCAAACGAAAACAAAACAATGACCTATGTGTTGGCTATCAGTGAGCAAACACAAACAGGCGTATTCTCAGTCGGCGACATCTACTGGAACGATCAGAAGTTAGTATTTGATCCCGATGCTGGTGAAAGTCACATTGTTCGCAGTGGTATTGATCAAAACGGATTAGGTTCAACCAACACCAACTACGATGGGCTTATTCGTATGCGTGTCTATAACGGATCCACTAACAGCTATGATCAGATCTTTCCACCACAGGCAACAGGCAATACTGAAAATGCTAGAACACTATTGGGTGAAAGTGATGTAAATTATCAACTTAATGATATTGTGTTTGCTGTTGTTCAAATCGACTACAATGGCGAGAAAGGCGTAACTGGACTGGGACAAATTACATTTCAGTTGAGCAACACACTAAACAACCCAGCACTTGTTTGGTATGACTACATGACTTCGGAGCGATACGGAGCAGCTATTCCTGTTGAACAGATCAACACCACTACCAGCATCAGCACAAGTAATACGGTTAGTGTATTCAATTACAGCAATCAAATCCCGCCTAACCAGTTTCAAAGTGATGGCGTCACTACCAGCACACAGGCTCGTTATGTAATCAATGGTGTTATTTCTACAGGTGACACTGTAAAGAATAGTATCGAAAAGATCAGTCAAGGTGCATCAGCCTGGACTACATTTGACTACAGTGAAGGTCAGTGGAAACTGTTGAACAATCGTGCTGCCACTGAAACAGAACTTGAAAACGCATTCGAGTTCAATGATGACAACATACTAGGTGAAGTGGGCATCACAGCAACCAACTTAGAAGATCTATACAATCAATTGGAAGTTGAGTTTGCCAGCCGTAAGATCCGTGATCAGAACGACTACTTCAAAGGTGCCATTGACCCAAGTGAAATGAATGATCTAGAGCCACCTAACACACTCAGTATGAGATTAGAAATGGTCAACAACGCACTACACGCAGCCCGTATCGGTCTAATCGAACTAAAGCAAAGTCGTGTGGATAAGATCATTACATTCCGTGCTGACTATTCGGCTATTCAGTGTGAAGCTGGCGATGTTGTCAAGGTCACTAATAATGTATATGGATTTACTGACAAGCTATTCCGCATATCTAAACTTCGTGAGATTGAAGGTGAAGAAGGTTCTATCACAGTTGAAGTTACTGCACTAGAATACGACTCAACTATCTACGCTGATGAGATATTAGTAGATTCAGCGGACACTCCTGGAAGTGGCATTCCTACATTTGGTGGCTCGGCAACACTGCCAGCACCAAGTGCTCCTATCCCAGCTATTATCTCTACAACTACACCTAGCTTTACATTAAGCAGCACTATCAGTCCTACCAGCTCAGCACCTGATGAATTACAATGGTGGTATTCAACAACATCAACAGGTGGGTTTGTTTACTTTGCCAATGACTATAGTTCAACTGGCGGCTTTACACCTGGCAGCACAGTTACTGACATTGTCAGCTTACCTATTGAAGGAACATTCTACTTCAAAGCACGAACTGGACTTGGCACCAGTTATAGTGACCTAAGCTCATCAAGTAGCCCAGGGTTTGTTTGGAACCCTAACGACTACGGTGGCATCTAAATAAGGGGGTATTAGCCCCCTTATTCTATTAGTCTATAAATATCATTAAGTTCAAAGAGCCTTAGCTCAATGAATGCTCTTTAACTTTTCAGACCATAGTCTTGGAATTTTATCCCTTAGGAACCACAATGGCCGGCATATTAAATTATAATAACTTTCTCAACACACTACAAACTGTTACCAGTGTAGGAAATATATTTCCTAATGAGAAGAAAACATTAACATTTACAATTGAAGGCGGCGGAACTCAGGGATGGACTGCTGAAATAGCATGGAGCACAATACTGGTAGATAAGATTGAAAGAGATCGAGATGATAAACCTGTATTCACAAAAAGCAGTATAACTGGATATTTTCCAGACAATGACGGAACTCTTTCACAGTATTCTACAGGCACAATCACTGTTCCTGCTTTCCTATACACAGGTCCTATTTTACCTGCCAGTGATAACAATGTTCCTATTAGTATTGTCAATATTAAATGGGCCAAAGAAGGACAAGAGTTCAGCACTAATATTGCTTATATTCAAAACTGGGAACCCGGTGTTGCCTTAGGCAATCCTTATAACTGGGTTGGGTTCGAACCAGTTGATCCTGTTAGTAGCACACTTGAATTAAATGGAACCAGTGTTGCTATCTATTCAGATGATATCTTTCTCACAGCCATCAGTGACATTCCTATTGATCTGGGCACAGACAACGAATGTAGTTTTTATGCAACCAGTTCAACCGGCAGTGCTTATCTAATAGGCACAGCATTATTTGTTGAAAAAGCTGCCAGTGTTGTAATTGACACTGATGGATTAATGCCTGTTGATACCTACACAGTCTATGCTGAATTTAGGGGAAAAGCTCAGTATGGAAAAACTCGAAGTGCAAATAAAACAATCCAGATTGTCAGTGGCATTCCCTTAATTAAATCCAGTGACAGTTTTGTTCCCAGTCGAGCTATATATTATCCAGGTGATAGCAGTTTATATTCTATTACATTGATTCCAGATCCCAGCTTTCCACCTACAGGTGTTGCTGTTGCAAATACAGTGACATTGAGTTTGATCAATGAGTTTATTCCTTTTACCAGTACTACATTTTTAAGTGGCAATTTGGTAAATGGTGCAACCAGTGGAACATTCACTGTTAATGCCAGCATGATTGATTCAACTATTGCTCATACTGGAACTAACTGGACTATTCAAAGTTTTTCAACAGCCACTGGACAATACGTTACTCAAGTATTGATTACAAATGATGAAACAGTAAAAACATCTTGGGGTTATCAAACAGTGGGTCGATATGCAGCAGGGTCTACCAGCACATTGATCACTGTGGGCAACACACTGACTCGAACACTGTCTATCAATCCTTTTAATTTAACACTGTCAAAAAGTCCGGACAGTACTGCCTTTGGTGAAAATTTAACTGTTTTAATAGGTACCACTAATACCACTTACAGTAAAAATATCACAGTCACTGCCACAAAAGATTCTGAATCAGTTATTATATATCAAGCAAACAATTCTGGATTTGAATCAACATCTACAGTTTCTTCAATATTGAGCACAGGAACTTGGACCATTATTGCAACATATCCGGGTGATTTTGGTGACAGCATCTATTTTGCTAATGCACCTAGTCATAGCAACAGTCTAAGTCATAGAGTTCGTGCAGGCAATGAATTAACACCTGAACCAGTTTTAAGTTTCTATACCACTGCCACTAATGATGTGCTACGTGTTTGGGCATCAACCAGCACCACATTGACCAACACCGTGAGTTTTTTCAATGGTTCAACATTATTAGGCACAGCTAACTGGATTCGCAGAGCTGAAAATGAAACAACTCAAACAGTTTGGTATCAAGGTGGATCTATTAATCCTGGAATGCCTAGCATTATGTTTAGGGGTGATAATTTAAATCCATTAGATAGAAGTGGAAACTTTGCTGGCGCTGGTCCTGCAAATTCACCAGCTGGAAATTTAACCACTGTGACTAATGATGTTAGATTTGCTGCTCCTCAATTTAATTTTAACACAAATTCAGAAATTCCTGGAACAACACCAACATGGGAAAAAGATATTCCAGAAATAACTGATGACAGTTATTTGTATATTCCAGGATTTGCAAAAACTAAAGGCAAGGTTGCAGCACAAAGATATGGAATTGTCAATCCAAATAGATGGCGTCTTTGGAAATATTATGATGGTACCAACTATGATATGAGTGCTGGAACCGCCACAGATATCACAACTTTATTAGATCCTATTACCACAGGCACTTGGACAGTTACTAAGAGAGAAAGTTATACAGGAAATTTAATGTATAATGAAAGGAATCAGACTAATCTAGAATTCACAGGTGGATTGCCGCGTGACACAAATTATCAATATGATGTTTATGACATTTATAGAACAGATGATATAGGAGATTATAGAGGATATAATGTTATCGGAATTGAAGTTGATGAAACATTGGGTCGTCCCGAAGTTAGTGAAGAAAATCCTTATAGGATGTATTTTAGACCATCTACTAGAGTTAGAAATGCAAATGGTAGTTTCTCAGGCAGTGATCTTCCAGTTGAAGAAAGGTATGGTATATCTCCTGGATATATTCGATCATATTCTGGACCTCAATTTCCAGGTGCTAATTTTGCATATCGATCAACCAGCACAGGTGTATACGGAACCACACAGCATATTGACCTAGTTGAATTTATCGGTGAAGTGCATTGGCTGAGACCTTTACAAAGCAATTTAGAACCTAGAGAATTTATTAAAGTATGGTTGTTTAAATTTACTCCAGAAGTTCGTCAAACAAATACATCCTTTCAAACATATCGTCCATTCAAAGAACAGTTAGATCAATTACCTGCAAATGAATATAGACCAGATGGTGGTTATAAAAATGTGCCAGTTTCCACTACGGGTATCTATAAATTAAAAGATGGACGTTATAGAGAATTTGGTTATACTGATTGGAGAGGTGAAGAATATAATAGGGATACCTATTATGGATTCAAAGAATGGACTCCTAGAAATAATGTTGATATTGTAGAAAAAGAATATACAGATTTTTGCAATTCATGGTATCTAAGTTTTGCCCTTCATTCTTATGATCCTCGTGGTTCTCAATACAGTAATATTCCCGGCAGCAATGCTGTTTATTCTACTGCCAGTATTGGCACAGTTTATACCACTACCAGCATTGTTGCCTATAATATTCAAACAGCAGAGTTAGTATTACCACCTGGAACTATTTCTAGTATTACTAATATTCATGCCACATGGCCTGGCACAATTGGTCTAGGACCAGAGTATGGTAGGTTTATAGGATTTGATATCTATGCACAACAACCTGAGATTGATATTGTAACCACTGCAACCTTTATCAGTCCACCTAGCTTTATTGAAGGACAGTTAGTTAGTACTTCTACTATTACAGTCAGTGCAACTAGAGGTCGAAGCAGCAATGGTGTAATTTATTCTACAAATCCTGCTAGATTAACTGCTGACCTATCAGTTGATCTTGTTAAATTCCCAGGTGCAACTAGCAATTTAAATTCGGGCACGATAACATTCTTTAATGGATTAACTGGAGCAGAATTTGGAACAACATCTGTTGTTGATAATCAAGCTAATTTGTCCATTACATCAAATACATTGACCAACAGTAATTCAGCATTGATCGATGTTAGAGCACGTTATAATAGAACTGGGTATCAGCACAGTACCAGCACTACAATGCCATTACAGGTAATCAATTACAATAGTTACACTATGACTAATGTAGATTTCTTAATGGGATTTCCTGATCCAAATCTCGGTTCTGTAAATGCAACAATGATTGCTGGATATCAACTTCCACAAAAAGAATTAACTATTTTAACTACATTAACAAAAGCATCAACAGGTTATACTGATGGTTTAGTTAAAATTGTAGGAAGTTTTAATCTTATATTGCCTAGTCTAGCCGGTGCAAATCGTCCTTGGACTAGACGTAGTAATTCTGAAGATCTAACTTCAACACAAAGATACAATGAATATGGACCACTGGCTATTGAATTATATTATTATGTAGATAATATTGTAAATCCCTTTAGTTGGGTTCCGTTGCCATTGACAAATCCCAGCAATATTTCGTTAACATCTAATCCGCCTCTTTTCTTACACACAAATAGATATGAGATTCAAAGACAAAATAATGTGGTTAATACCCCGATAGCAGTTACATTGAATATCAATGCCACTGATCTTTGGAAAACATATGTTAACTATTCTAGCAGTGATCCTAAATTAACTTATGATCAAGAATGGGCTACTATTTACATTGCCTATAGACTAATCGGAGGCGATGGCAGCAATCAAATCACTTCTAATCTAGCAGCACTGGCATATGGAACACGATTTGGATATCAACAGAATATTTCATTATCTAGATAAAAAGGCTTGTTTACAACAGTCTTTTTATCCTATCTATAAATACAATCAACTGATTGTGTCCTTAGATACAAACTTTAATCCTTTAGGAGAAAACAATTCATGGCCGCAGGCGTTTTAAATTTTGCTCAGTATCTTGGCGGGGCAGATAATATACAGATCGAACAGATCTTTCCCTCAACACAAAGAACACTTCAATACAACTATAGTCAAAGCATAAGTGCTTGGACTTTTCATGCTGACTATCAAACCATTGTTGTTGACACAATGAGTTTTGATCGCAACACAGGTGAACCTAATTTTGCCAACAGCAATGTTATTGGTTATTTTCCTTCAGGAGTTATTTCAACCAGTAGTTATATCAGTGTTACCAGCGTAGGCAGTGGATTAGTTAATCTCACAATACCAGGTGGACTTTATACAGGTCCTATTCTTCCTGATGCTCGTGCTAATGTTCCTATTACCATTGTAGGATTTACATGGCGAGATAACAGCAGTCCTATTCAGATTAATACAAATCGATGGGCATTTATTCAATGTTGGGAACCAGGAGTTACACCAGGTGATCCTACACTAAGCACCAGTCCACTGTTCTCATCAATCACGGTAGATTAATATGGCATTCAGCGCATTTACAGTCACTGAAGTAGTTTATAACTTCACTGCCACAGTAACAACTCCACTTCAGTTAGCACTGGTAGGGACTGAGACCACGTTGGTTGTAACCAACAGCACTGCCACTATTTCTGTTATCAATACCAGACAACCAGTTACGGTCAATGGATTTGGTGGAGGTGGTGCTTATAATCAAAGTCTCAATACTAGTGATAACGTAAGTTTTAACAGTGTAACAACACCTGCTATCTACGGATTTGCAGGACAACCGATAAGTTTCCCAACAGGTATTAGTGTTGAAAATTTTGGAACAGTATTCAGTGGAGCACTGGACTTTGGTAGTATCTTCGGTGCTTCAACAAACATTTTAAGTCTGCTATTTGCAGCAATCCCTATTGATATGGGGACAATCGTATCACAACCCCAGTATTCAATAGACATGGGAACAATTTAAGGAAAGATTATGCCATTACAAATTAGACGCGGAACAAACGCAGAAAGATTAACAATCACTCCAGCAGCAGGTGAACCTATCTGGACAACAGATACTGAAAAGTTATTTGTCGGAGATGGAACTACTGTAGGTGGAAACTTAGCAAGTCCAGATCAAGCTGTGGGCATTTTAGACAGTGTGACATTTGCTAACCTAACAGTTTCCAACACAGCCACTGTGGGCACATTGAAGTTTGCAGACGGCATTGCAATTACAAGTCGTGCAGAACTTATCGGACCACAAGGACCTAGCGGCCCAGCAGGACCACAAGGACCACAAGGCGTAGCTGGTGCTACTGGACCACAAGGACCTAGTGGAGCAACAGGTAATACCGGACCACAAGGACCACAAGGAGTTGCAGGTGCTACCGGACCACAAGGACCTAGTGGTGCTACTGGTAATACTGGTGCAACTGGACCACAAGGCGTAGCTGGAGCAACAGGACCACAAGGACCTAGTGGTGCTACTGGTAATACTGGTGCAACTGGACCACAAGGTGCTGTTGGACCACAAGGCCCACAAGGTGATGCTGGTATCGGATTTACTATTGCTAAAACTTATGCCAGCGTGGCCGCACTTGAAGCAGACACAGCACCGACAGGTATTTCAGCAGGACAATTTGCGGTTATTGAAACCGGCGACCCAGACGACAGCGACAACAACAGATTGTATCTATGGAATGGATCTGTTTATTCATTCATTACTGACCTATCTGGTGCAACTGGTATCACTGGTGCAACAGGACCAACTGGACCACAGGGTGTAGCAGGACCACAAGGACCATCGGGAGCAACAGGTGCAACTGGACCACAAGGACCTGGTGGAGCAACAGGTGATGTTGGAGCAACTGGCCCACAAGGACCATCGGGAGCAACAGGTGCAACTGGACCACAAGGACCTAGTGGAGCAACAGGCGATGCTGGAGCAACTGGACCACAAGGACCTCAAGGCGATACAGGTGCAACTGGACCGACTGGACCGAGCGGACCAGGTGCTGACCAAACATTAAACACTACCAGCAATGTCTTATTCAATAGTGTAGTCACACAAGACTTAGTTTCATCAGGTGGATTCCCCTTAGATGCCAACGGACAGGCATTGATTCGTGCAGCCAACACACAAACACCAGCAATGGTTGTCAGCAACTACACAGCAGGTCTGCGTCCAGAAATTATTTTGCGTGGGTATGGACAAAATCGTCCTGGTGGCGGTGCAACAACGGCAGCAACTCCAACAATCTTGATGGAAGGCGGCCGCGGAACACCAGCAGCACCAACAGCCACAGGCAGCGGTGATACATTATTTGTCATTGCCGGTGGTGGATACGACGGTGCTCGTTGGGCCAGCGATGTTGATCTTGCACCAGTGCAAATTATTGGATTATCCACTGAAGCATTTGCGGGCAATGCCACAACAGCAACTAATAGTGGTGCACGAATTTTTATGCGAGCACAACCACAAGGTGTTCAACTAAACACAACAAGTCGTCAAGCATTCTTTAATCAAACTTGGGCGGCAGGTTCAGCAAGTGCTCCCCCTACTTCATTCTTAAACTTTGGAAATGCATTCAATGACGCACCAACATTGACCATGGCCAACGGTATTGATACACATGTAGGCTACGGTAGAACATCAATGAACATTGTCAATGCTCAGATATCTATAAATGGTGTGCCGTTTGAAGATGCCGCGGTATTCACAGCATCAATTAGTGGAACAACATTAGATGTCACAGCAGTTAGCAGTGGTGTTATTAGTGTTGGACAACGTGTCTACGCAACAGGCGTCACTACAGGCACATTCATCACAGCACTAGGAACTGCCACAGGTGGAGTTGGAACTTACACTGTGGGCACAAGTCAAACAGTGGGTTCAATGACTATGAACAGTGGTGCGGACAACACTACATTGAATGACACCAACTTCTTGTTGATTTCAGGTGGACGCAAGAGTGGTGCAATCGGTCGTAGAAACGCATTGAAGAATGGTGACAGTGTTGGTAAGCTGCTGTTTTTCGGACAGACTGCCAACAACGGCACAGGAGCTGGAAGTCGCACAGCCCGCATACAGGTCACTGCAATTGAAGACTTTTCAGGAAGTGTTCGTGGTAGTAAAATGATATTTCAAACTGTCAACAGCGGCACAAACACTGAAAGCACACGTTTAGAATTAAAAGACTCTGAAAACTTATACAATAGTACCGGTCATACATTTAAGGATGCGAATAGTAGTGTTCAGTTCTTAAATCTTAACAGCAGCGGACTAACACTGTTTGATGAATACACACTGCCAACAACAGCACCAGCAAGCAATGGTGAATACCTAGAAGGGCAAGCAGACGGCAGTACAGCATGGACTGACCGTGTCAATGCCAAGACAATCTTTGAAAATGTTAAAAACGTCAGCGGCGGAAGTCTAAGCAAAGGCACACCAGTTTATCAAGTGGGTATCACTGGCAACACAATCACAGTTGGTGCAGCTCGTGCAGATGATCCAGCTAAGGTTGCAGTAGGTGTTCTAGATGAAACACTGGCTGATGACGCTGAAGGACGCATGTTAGTGCTTGGTGAGATCAGAGGTGTTGACACTGACAGTTTTGCCACAGGTGATCGCATTTACCTTGGTGCTACTGGTGGCTACACTGATGTAGTACCAACAGGCACTAACTTTATCCAGTTCTTAGGTGTTGTTAATCGTATTGATGACACCAACGGCAGTGGATTTATCACTGGCACATTGACACCCGATGCTGTCAAATATGAAACAGGTGCTGCTAGCATTTGGACTGGCACAAACTGGACCAACTTGGCTGCTCTTGGACCAACTGGCCCACAAGGAGCTACTGGACCAACAGGACCAAGTGGTCCATCAGGAGCTACTGGAGAAACTGGACCACAAGGACCACAAGGTGTTGTTGGTGCAACTGGCCCACAAGGACCACAAGGTGTTGTTGGTGCAACTGGCCCACAAGGACCACAAGGTGCTACTGGTAACACAGGACCACAAGGCCCACAGGGTGTGGCTGGACCTACAGGACCTGCAGGCAGCTTTGATCAAAATCTTTACACTACAAGTTCTGTGGCATTCGCCAATGTTGCACTAAAAGGCTTCACAGAAACTAAGGTTGCAGAAAGTTATACTGCTACCTATGCTCCAGATGTTTCAACTGCTACAATATGTGCAATGACCCTAACTGGCAACATCACATTCAACGCATTCACAAGTCCAGTGACAGGTCAAAGTGCAACATTCATCTTGACACAGGACGGCACAGGTGGAAGAACCCTTACTTCGTCAATGAAGTTCGCAGGTGGCAGCAAAACACTGTCAACTGCGGCCAGTGCAACAGACATTGTCAGTGTGTTCTATGATGGTACTAACTACTGGGCAAGTCTAAGTAAAGGATACGCATAATGTTAGGCGCATCAACAGCGGGATTTGAATATCAAGGCAGAAGGACTGCTAAAGTTCTTACTGCCAACAGCGGTGCTAAGATCAGCACCGAACAGAGTAAGTTTGGAGGGTCAAGTCTCAAACTTACTACCTTCCAAAGTGATTGGGTCACTACTCCAGTTAACACTGATTTTTCCTTTGGCACAGGAGAATTTACTGTTGAATGCTGGATCTATATGACCAACGTGTCAAATTACAGAACCATATGGTGTAGTGGACGACAAAGCTCAGTAGGCAACATTGGAATCTACATTCAAAACGGAAACAAGTGTGAAGTTTATAACAATGGAGCCGGACCTGCTTATCTAAGTCAAAGTTTTTCATTTACTATGAGCACCAACACATGGTATCATTTTGCCTTGACCAAAAGTGGCAGCACAATGCGTGTTTTCATTGATGGAACACTGCAAGGTTCAGGCACCACAGTTACCTATGACTTTCAAAGCACTGGAGCTAGTCCAGCAGCCATAGGCACAGATACAGGTGATGGATTTAGTTTTCTAGGTTACATTGATGATTTCTGTGTTCGCAAAGGAGTGGCCACATACACTAGCAATTTTACTCCTAGAACATTGCCCATTGACTGTGACAATAATACTTCATTGTTAGCTCACTTTGATGGTGCTAACAACAGCACAACATTCAAGGATGATAATCTATGAAAATTGAAATTATCGAATCAAGGATCACACACTGGAATGAATTATTCAATGGATATTCAGCTGAACAACGAACACTGATCAGTGGAAGGCGTTTTAAAAGTCCAGAAGACACAGGTCCAGATTATTTGGAAGTATGGGAAGTCACTGGCGACCTAGCCCAACACATACAGACACATGACAGTGATTGGATTGTGGAATGATTATAGAAATAAATCCTCGTCGTGTTGATGCATTTAGGGCGGTGTTTCCTCAGTGCCGCCGTGAAGATTTTAAATTGCTGGACAATCATCGCTGGATAAGACAGGATCAAGATGGGGAACCATATCATTGCTTTACAGAAATATGGGAAATAACTGGCCCCAGTCAAAGCATTATTGCCCTCAAGCACCCTCAATGGGCAGTGTAATGTATCTATGGGAACAATGGGAGAATGACATGGCAAGAACACTAAAAGATCACGAAGAAGTATGTAGCATAAGGTATGCTGCTATTGAGAAAAGATTAGACAGTTTAGACCTAAAGATAGACGAAATCCACAAAGAAATAGATGGATTTAAGAACTTTTTCGTCAAACTTGCCTTCAAATCAGGCCTGGGAATTTTTACACTGGTCTGCGGTGCTGTATTCGTAATCAAGATGTAATTTGCCAAAATGCCCATAAGTACTGGGTATGAAAAAAGAACAGTTTGAAAAGTTAGTAGAACCACTGGGGCAGTTCCGCAGAAAGTGGGGTGGGCACATTGCTGAAGAAGCCTATGAAGATATCATATTTGAATTAAAGAAAACACACCAGCCCTGCGATGACTGCGACCTTATGGTTAGAGATCGTGTGATCATTATCGAACGCAAGTTGGATTGGAAAGACCAACCCTTCTGGAGAACCAAGTGTCACAACTGCAAGAAAAAATGGAATGATTTACGCCGATAACTTGACAGTTTTCTTTAAAGATGCTTAAATAGTACTTGTCAGGGGCGGATTGCTTTTTACTTTCAATAACGCCATTTTGATCTCCTTCTTCCTCTGACACTTGTCCCTTCCTTAATGTTATCTTTCCTAGCGGCAAACTTGGTTTTGACTCGATTGGACAAGTGATAAATGAAAGTGCAACGCTTTCATTCAAAAAGCCCAGACCCTATGCTGGGCTTTTTCTTTGGCAAAAATATCGCTTTACAGCCCCCTTTTTGAAGTATAGTATAAATACAGAGTCAGACTTGCCGCGAGACTAGGAGAGATCACTAAACAAAGATCTAAAACATTGTTTGGTAAAAGTTGCACCCAGCGACAACATTAAGGAAGAATATGCAAAATTTTTTAGACAACGACCGTGCAATTATTAACAACAATAACTACACAATAACTACGAATAATGACTATATAGTTAATAGTTGCACGCCTGAGCGAGACAAACTATTAATGAAAGGACCGGAGGTCCCGAGTGGCATCGCTTCGCGAGACATCCCTGCTTCGCAGCCAGGTGCAGTCATTTGTCTCGGGGAGGGTAATCTCCAAAATCTTTTTACGGAACCAACCATTCCTGTAAATTGGGATTATATTAAACTTGACCTATATAATAATGCCACTACTGAAGAATTAATTAAAGGTAAGAACAAATACAAACTAGCAATCAATGTTAAGAAGTCAGGGTCAACTGGTTGGCTTACTTTTATGGCAGGACTTAATAGTGAAATCCGTTTTATGAAAAGAGGACTAGATGCTGAAACTTGGGATACAGGACATTATTGGAATGTGAGAGAATCATACGCCGAATTGAAATCACAACTTGGATTTGCACGAGCCAGTAAGACTTATGCCAAAGGTTATAGAACCAAAGGACAAACAATTGAGGATCTAAGCGTAGTGCTTGCACCTGGGAAAACAGAGGGTGAATATTTTATCAATTTACATTTTCAAGAACAACAGTGGTTATGGTTGTTAAAAGGTGGAGCACATTATCTTACTCCAGCCCAACGCAAGAATAATATAATTGCCACCGCAGGCGTTAAGCGAGGCAATAAGGTTAAGAATCTAAAAGCAGGAGACCTGCTATGAACTACACACAAAAGGAAACAGATGACTGGAAAGCTAGGTTCGGAAAAAAGAAATCATTCCGCCCAGTAAAACGCCGCCCGGATCAACTACCCGGAAATATTTTAGTAGTTGATGCCAATACTGGTGAATATAAAGAAGTCAAACCTGTCTATGCTAAAGTAAAACCTAAAAAACGACGCAATAAAAAACGAGTCAAAAAATAGGTGTTTGAGCCCATTTATTTTCCTTCTGGTTAAATACAGATGAGGAGAAACAAATGGCAAGAGTAGACTTCATAAAACTAACAAACAGCGATCTAGAAAGAGTGATTGACTTACTGCAAGAGGTAGTCACTTACAAATCAAAAAGCCTAACGCAGGCAAACTGGTCATCATTCGAAACTGACTATCTTCCCAAGGCAATCACCGCAATCAGAGAAAATAGTTTTAAAGTAGTTGACCCACACAACTCAATCATAGTTTGGCTAATCGATCAAGCAGTACATAGTCGATTAGTTGTAGAAGGTATTCCCAAAAAAGATTTAGTGCCCCTTATAGACATCGAACGCTTTCAAAACACACTGAGTATGTTGAGAGCCGCAAGTAAGGGGCATACTTCATATCATACGTATTCCACAACCAACAATAAGTTCGGCGACCTATTCCAGTAACAACCCTGGTTTAAAACACGCTACATAAATACAAAGAAGGAGAAACAAATGGCATATACCTATAACCCGAAATACCACAACCCCTACTACAGAAGTTGGCGTTGGATGAAGACAGTCTGTTATAACGAAAATAATCCCAGCTATAAAAACTATGGCGGATTAGGCATCACTATGTATTGGGATGGCAAGTACGATTACGAAGACTTTCTAAACTGGATAATGAGAAAACTTGGACCTAAGCCCGAGGGCACAGTACTAGGTCGTAAAGACAAGAGGGGCAACTTCGAACCGGGCAACCTACACTGGGAAACACCACTACGCCGTGGCCGCAACAGCCCGGGACAAAACATCACTGCCACCTATCGTCGTAAGACACAAAGCCTTGCACAATGGGCAGACGACTTAAACATATCCTATCACTCACTGCGTCGCAAATATGCACAGGGGTGGACCTTAAAAGAAATCGTCCATGCATACCGATGAAAAAAGGATACAAGATGGCTCCTAGAATCAAAGACCCATTTACACACGCTCGCAATCTTGCATTTCAACGCAGTCGTTGTCAAGCCAAGTTTAGAGGTGAAGTGTGGGAACTAAGCTTTGAAGAGTTTTGCCACTTCTGGAACAATGAAGCATTATGGGAGCAGCGCGGTCGTAAGGTTGAAGCATTAGTCTTGACACGCTGGGACACTGAAAAGCCTTGGGACACAAAGAACTGCTGCATCATTACACGCAATGATCAGCTGTTGGCCAAGATAGAACGCTACTGGGGCAATGACGATGCAGAATATTTTAAGGACGCAATCTGGTATGAATGATGATGACGATATGAATACTGGATTTCAAAATCCCTATGACCGACTAAACAACTTAGAAATGAACGCACTGGAGTGCAGTTTCACAATGATGGAACTGGGTGAAAGAGTTAGTGAACACTCACAATTAGGTGTTAAAATATCCACTAACCTAATTGAAATAGTTCGTCACATCGATCTAATGACCAGCAAGATATTTGAACTAGAGCATAGACTAAAAGAGGTAGAACGCAAGTGAAAGCACAAAACAAAATCACCCCGGCTATAATGGCCAACCCAGATGCAGTAAAAACTTATTGTATTGGAATAGACCTAGGTAATGGTCGCTGGGCAGAACTTAACTTCAGTGAGCGTGCTATGGCCACTAGTGAATACAATCGTATCAAAGGTCAGGGCATCTATTGCGATTGCTGGATCAAAAGCATAACACTAGAAGATCGAGTTGAATGATAGAACCCGATTGGCAATATCTACAAGACATAGAAATATGGAGAAACAATGTTAAACACAAAGACCTCAGTACCCCCGATGTTCGCTATGACACCGTTCGCCTTGGCTATTGGGTCAGAAAAGATAGCCCCACTTACAGCCTACTGGCTCTTAAAGGCTGCGAGTTTGGACGCAAGTGGGGTCAAACAGTTTGGTAAGATTACGGTTTTGCAAAAAAACAACACGAGATTTTACTAAGTTATGTTATAATAATATATAGAAAGATTGCAGAATGACCCTAACACAAGAACAAGTTGAACTAATGACATCGGCTGAGTGCAGTAAGCATTTGAAACTGTTGGCCAAAACTTATCAATTAGAAAAGCCCATAACAAAAGAACTATGGCCTCATGTGGATAGCATTTCTAACGCTTTGCTTTGGCTTGAGGATCGCATCCGTTATTGCAATCAAAGTGAAATAGCCGTCCAGGCAAATAAGACACGCTGGGGTATTGAATGAAAAGTCATCA